CTCGGGCCATGTCGCGCCGTTCGCGCGCATCTCTCGCGCCTTCGCGAGCTCGCTCGGACGCCAGTGCCGATAGGTGTACTTGGGCGGGACGGCGAGCGGCACCGCGACCTCGACTAGGTCACGCGCGGACCAATCCGCATCCTTCAGGACGGCGACCATCGAGTGCATCGCTGACTCACTGCGCCCGAGGCGCTCCCCCACCTCGCGCCAAGAGAGCCCCTCCTCGCGTAGCTGCCGGGCGCGCTCAAACTCCGACGGACGCCACGGGGTGTTCGTGCGGGTCATGCCTCCTCTCCAGCCCGGTGCAACCTGAGCTCAATCGCTTCCACGAGCTTCTTCCCGTCGAAGCCGCAGTCGTCGCAGTCCCACCATGCGGCACGCCGCAGGTACGCCACTACGGCGGCGCGCTCCTGGGCGACTGCGTCCGCGACGATGTCGGCCGTCTCGTCGTGCTCTTCGACCCATTCATTGTACGCCTGCTCCGCGTGTCGCTTGGCGTCCTCGACGGTCGGGCTCCAGCCTTCGGGCGCGTTCGCGTCGACATCGTCCGTGATGACGCACCATGAGAAGCCTTCCTTCTCATGCAGCCAGATGTCGATCGCGTGCGTGTCGTTCGGGTACGCTTCCCACTGCGCGCCGCCACCGACGCACGGATGTACTTCAGTCCACTTCACGGCCACCTTCCTACAAGCCGCGCGAGGGCGGCGATGATGTTGACGAGCGTGCTCACCACGCGAACATCAGGAACACGATGACCATGACGGCGGTCCCGCCGAAGATGGCGTCGCCGTGAAGGTCCCACACGTAGCGCGGGTCGTAGTAGAGGCAGCGAAGGGTGTCGTAGAAGCTCATGGGTCCTCCTGTCGTCAGGTGACGACGAACTAGGAATACCCATATCGTGTGAAGCGCGCAAGGGGGGCGCGTGAACTTTCTAGACGGGCGTGACCCACACGTCGATCCGGCCTGCGTCGGGCACCGCCCGCTTGCTCATGTTGAGCTCCACCACGAAGCGGTCATCGGCGAGAATGCCCGCCTCGACTAGGGCGTCCAGCACGATCTTCCCGACGTTGTCCACGTCAGGCTTCGTGGCGTACGGGATGCCGAGCGTCTCCTCCCGGCGCTTCCATCGCTCACGGTCGCACCACGCAGGCCGCGCCTTGGGCAACGGCCATATGGCCACGATCTCGACGGCCACGGGGCCAGCGATGGCCTCCCCCTGGCGCTGCTCTCGCAGCATGGTAACGGCAACGTCCATCCATGCGCGATGCTCGGGCGGCATGTAGACGCGTCCACCTCCTCGAGCAGCTCGTGGACGTGAGGCTCCACGGGGGACGAGGCCGATCGTGTAGTCGGCGGTCATTCAACCTCCACCGGGAACAGGGGCATCGCCACGGCGCGGATGCAGGCCTGCGCGATCTGCGCGTACTCTGCCGAGAGTTCGCACCCGATGAAGTTGAAGCCCTCTAGGACCGCGCCCCGCCCTGTCGACCCGGATCCGGTGAAGGGATCGAGCACAGTGCCGCCGGGAGGCGTGACGAGGCGAACTAGGTAGCGCATGAGCTCGGTGGGCTTGACGGTAGGGTGATGGTTCCGTCGCTCGGTGGTCCGAAGCCGCGGCGTATGGTTCTCCGTCTCACGCCCATCCGTGCGGCGCACCAGCTCGTGCTCGTCACACCCCTCCTCCCTGTCGTCGCGCGAGGCCTTCGGGGTGTAGAAGAAGCGCGCGGCCTCGCCCAGCCCTGCGGTAGCTTCCTCGCTTCCGTCGTGGATGAAGTTGGCGGGCCAGCGGCCTGCTTCCTGCCCCGGTTGCTTGCGTGTTGGTAGCGGATTCATGTGTCCGAACGCCGGCCCGTCATACCCCGCGCCCCTTGAATGTGTCGTCACGTTGTCGGTCGTCCCGACCCTACACCCATTCACATTGATCGCCCCCGTCCCGTGGGCCAGCACATTCGCCGCCACGGTGCCGATCAAGGGCTTACGCGCCATGCAGATGGGCTCGTGCGCGGGCTTCAGAGCCGTGCCCCAGCCAGACCATTGACGGGCGGCGTCGGTGGCGGGGGAGGTGATGTCTGGGGCGGATTGCCATCCGTCGCCCATCGCGAGCCGTCCATGCACGCTCCCGGGGTTCGGGTGCTTGCCAACTATCTGCCGCTCCGCTCCCGCCGCGCGGTCGATAGCCTTCGACACATCCAGCGACTTTGGGAACCCGCTGCCGTACACGTACATGATTTGGTCACGAATCTGAAAACCAGCATCCTCGATGGCGCAGGTCATCCGGTGGTAAGTGCGCGACCCGGAAAAGGCGAGCAAGTGCCCCCCTGGCTTGAGCACGCGGAACGCCTGCCGCCAAACCTCGACGTCGTAAGCGATGCCCGACGCATCCCACGACTTGCCCATGAAGCCCAGCTCGTAGGGCGGGTCGCAGACGACGGCGTCTACCGATGCGTCAGGCAGGGTCGCCATCGTGACGCGGCAGTCGCCGACTAGGACGCGCGCCTTCACCGGGCATCCACGGCGGCGGCGCTCATGAGCTCCACCGCATCGACGTCCAGGGCCTTCCCTAGGGCGACCATCGCCGAGAGCGACGGCTTATGGTCACCCGCTTCCCAGCGCGTGAGCTGCGACGGGTGCACGTTGATCTGACGGGCCAGCTCCGCGCGAGACATCTCGAGGTTCTCCCGGTGGAGTCGGATTAGGGTGCCGAGGGTGTGGTACTGCATGAGCCTGCACTATAGTGCAGTTGCGCGTTTCGCAAGGCTTGCTAGTTATGGGGCATGACACACCACGAACTCGCCCTCACGAACCTCCTCACCTTCCTGCGAGAGCACCACGCCGAGGACATCGGCGGGGTTTCCTACTCCGCCACTGCGTCAACCGTCTGGCTGAAGTCGCCGCCGAAGGGCGCGACGATGCTCGGGTGGGAGTGGGAACTTAGCGCGCTTCAGAACCAGCTCCTTCACAAGACGCCCTCGGGCATCTTCGTCTTCGCCCCCTCCACCGAGGTCTCCGCATGATCCTCTCTCAGTCTCCCGAGCTCGATCAGCTCGCTACCGCCCTTGCCATCGCGCAGGGCTCCATCCAGGGCGCCGTCAAGGACCGCACGAACCCGGCGTTCAAGTCGAGCTATGCCGACCTTGCGAGCGTCTGGGATGCGTGTCGCGCCGCCCTGTCGAGCAACGGCCTGAGCGTCTCGCAGCATCCGGGTCGCCTCGAGGACGGTAGCGCGACCGTGACGACGATCCTCCTCCACAAGTCGGGCCAGCACATCGCCTCGGTCTGCGCGGCCCTCCCCCGCGACCAGAGCCCCGCCGCCGTGGGCTCTGTCGTGACGTACCTGCGCCGCTACGCCCTTGCCGCCGCGGTTGGGGTCGCCCCGGAGGACGACGATGGACAGGCGGCGCACCATGCGGCCCCGCAGGCCCCGCCCCAGCGCGCCCCGGTGCAGGCCCAGCGTGTCGCCGAGGCTTTCGGTGGGCGTGTCGAGAGTGTTGAGCGCATCGCGCCCGCGGCCTCGGGCATCGACCCCAGCTGCCCCACGTGCTCGGGCTTGATGTGGGACAATCGGGAGAAGAAGACGAACCCCAAGGCTCCCGACTTCAAGTGTCGCGACAAGAACTGCCAGGGCGTGATCTGGAAGTACGGCGAGAAGCCACGCGGCCCTGTCCCGCAGACGCGCGGCCCCCTGCTCGATGCCCCTCCCCCGCCCACCGATGAAGACGGCCCCGGCTTCCCGTTCTAAGGAGTGACCATGACGACGACGTACGACCTGATGCGCGGCGCTGCCCGCGTGCAGATGGAGATCGAGGAGAACTCGGGCCTGCTCTCAGAGGAGACCGCGACGTTCCTCACGACGTGGATCGAGCAGAGCGAGGATAAGGTCCTCGCCTGCATGCACCTCGTCCGGCGCATGGAAGCGGAAGCGGAGCTCCTCGAGCGCGAGGAGAAGGCCCTCCGCGCGAAGCGGAAGACGTGCGAGAACGTCGCCGACCACGTGAAGGCCCTCGCGACAGGGCTCCTCGTTGCGCGCGAGACGATGGGCGAAGAGCCCAAGGTCAAGGGCCCCACCTATTCGGCGTGGCTCGCCGAGACTCAATCCATCGTCGGGCCCGAGGACGTGTCCGCATGGCCCGAGACGTGGCGTAGGGTCAAGGTAGAGCCCGACCGCGCCGCCGCCTTGAAGGCTGCGAGGGCGGGGCAGGAGCTCCCCGAGGGGTTCGCCCTGGAGAGCAAGCGGGGTGTGCGGTGGCGATGATTCCATCGGGCGCACTGCGCCAGCGCCTCGAGGCCCTCCGTCAGAAGTACGCGCAGGACCGCCGCATCGCGCACGTACAGGCCATCGTCGCGGCGATGGTCCAGCTGGACGAGGTCGAGGCCTACGCCGAAGAGCAAGAGGCCGCGCTACTGCACGACCGTAGCCAGCTTGCCACCTTCGCTGACAAGCCCTAGTTGGCCGGCTTCGAGGTCGATAGCAAGACCTCGATGACCACGGAGTTGTGCGAGGTCGAGAAGAGGAAGAACTTCGTGACGCTCGGCATTCCGTTCGCGCCGTTGCCGTTCGTGTTGTACGCCAGATACTGATCGATGGTCCAGCCCCCGGTCGCCGGGGCTGCGCCACCGTCAGTCAAGGTCTGGTCGAAGGACACCATTGCGTGCTTCGAGGCGTTGTCGCGGTTGTGGAGGTTGAGCTGAAGGTGACGGGTCGTCGGCAGGTTGACCTGCGTGACGATGTTGGACGTGCCCGTCGTGATGACCTGCACGTGCGG